CATGCGTTCACTGACACGCTGAACATGAAGTCATGAAAGTTTGTATTGTCAAGCACACCGCTTGCAAGTGGCGCTCCCGCAAGAGACAGTATGTTTTTAATACCCAGAAGCGAGCTAGTTGTCTGGCCGAAATTCAGCGTGCTTGCTCCGGCTGGATTTGCATTGTCGGGAACGAATGAAATGATTGCACCGTTCATCTGTGCATAATCGGTTGGCACAACAAGCCCTGCACTGCCCGTCAAAGGCGTTACGATATATGCGCTTGCAATACCGCCATCCTGAAAGGTCTGCGCTGATATGCCGTTAATGAACTGCGCCGTTGCAAGCTGCGTTGGTATCTGGTTAGTTCCATCTTGCGCAGTAAGCGTCTGCCCTGATTTAGTTACCGCAGTCTGAATCTCAACAGTGACAGAGTTAAGTTCTCCCGCGCCTAACTTTGTATCGGTAATCGTGTCAGCAGCAGCGCCTTCATTCTGTTTAGTTTGTGTGTCTCGCATTGTTTTCTCCTACTCAGGTACGAATTGAATTAAAAGTATTACATTTGAAGGTAAAATTTTATTCATTACGCATGTAACCCTACTTGCATCTATTCCGTTTGCAAATGGGATCTCAAAGTCATATTCGAACGTTTCGCCAACGCCGACAACTTCAGCAATTAGTATGAACTTTGGGTTTGATAGGAATTCGTTTATAGGTGTTTCAGTATTGAAGCCCCACAGACCGCCCGCAATAACGCCTTCTGAAATAGTTCCGCTTGTTAGCGTTGCAGCAACCTGTGTGTCTGATGTGAACCCCGATATTGTCATTGTGGCAACTTCATCGCCTACGGTATCAATAACTCTTATAATGCTTGCAATGTCGCCTATAACAAAATACGAGCTACTTGATATAAGGTTGTAATCTGCCGCCGGAGTGATTGCGCCTCCTGTAAAATCCCATGTGCCGCCCGTGTAAACAGTGTCGACCAGTGAGCCGCTTATTAAATTAACGCCTACAACGGTTGTGCTTGTGAAAGACATTATTTCAAATTCAAGAATCACATTGCCAAGCACATCAATAACATCTATCTGGTCTCCAACATCGGGAGCCGCAAAATACGCCCCTGCTGCGGTCATGAAATAATCACCGTCATCGACAACCGGCTCAGTGGAGAAACCCCATAAACCGCCCGTGATTGTTCCTGTTGGGATTGTGCCAGATGTCTTTAAAATGGTTATATCATTAGCAGATCCGAAATTAACTACTGTTCCTGCTGCAACGGTTGCACCGCTTGCGTTTATAAAAATAACCGTTTTCCCAATATCGCCTACAAAAAACGAGCTGGTTGTGTCAACTAAATCGTAAGTAAAACCTATGCCTGCTGTCGCCGTTGCATCATTCCCAACCGTTGCGGCTATGTAGTGCGGCGTTGGGTTTGTTGATCGTGTTAAATCATTTCCAACCGTTGCGGCATAAAACGCATCTGTGCCAACGGCAACAGTCAAATCATTATTTTCTGTGCTTGCATACGCTGGTTGTAGTGTGCTTGCAGGGATTAAACGCACTTCTGTTTCCGGTACTTTTCTATCAATGTACGCCTGCATTTCGGCAAGCGTGACTGTAGGCGTTTTCCGCAGTTTCTCAATGACCGTTTCCCTGCGCTCGGCAAGCGTTCCAAGCACGCCGTTAAAGCATGAATCAGGTTCGCCCACAGACGTTTCCCAGTCGGGCAACAGCGCAACGGTTTTGTTGATGTTAAACTCATCTGCAAGCAATTGTATCTGCTGCTGCGCTGCGTTTGGCGCAACCGCTAAAGCATTAATCAGCTTGCGAACGTTGGAGTCGTCAACGTTCTTTGACCCCCATGCTTTGCCTTCCGGTAAGCTGTCAGCCATTTGCTGCGATGAGTCTGCGGGTGCTGTGAATATATCAGTCATAAGATTATATCGAAAAGGTTACTGCTCCAAGTGAAGCAATCTCGCCATCAGTAATAACTATGTCTCCGGTCGGCGTAGACAGTGCAAACGATGTTATGAATGCGCCGGTTTCAAGATCCTGCGTGTTTTGTATAGCGCCTAAATAGCTTGCCTCGGTCACTGTCTCTTCAAAATCAACAGTATCCTTAAAGAACGCAGTGAGGTTGTTTCCCACCGCTGTTCTCATGGTCGGCGTGTCTGGACTTAACGCTGTGAAGTCAAACGCTGTTGGCACAAGTGTTGGCCCTTGAACGAAAACGTCAGCTTCGGCAGTGTTTGCGGGCATCTTGCCTTCATCTATAATGGCTTGTTTGGTCGTTGCGATAACCGAAGCAGAAGGGACAATATTTGCATCATTATCACGCAAGAAGAAAACGGACACCTGCCCAGGCTCAGGGTCAAGAAATCCACCGCCTGCGGCATATACTGCCCTCTTAACAAACGCTCTTGTATTTCCGGTGATTGAAAGCGCGGCAAGTTTTACTTGATCGTCTGTAAACACACCACTCACATTAGAGCGTGAAAGCAATATGCGGGCGCGATATGGTTCGTCTAATTCCTCTGATGCGCCACCTGTCAAGCCGTCAAACTGCACAAGCGCTGTGCCGTATGTTTCATTTGTAAGCTGTGCGCCGTTGCTTAGATTTGTAGTAGTGCCGGTTTCCTGCGCTTCAACGGGGATTGACGCCATATTCAAATCATAAACAGGCGTTCCGGTTGCAGGAGTAACCGGCGTTCCCGCTATCGTGTATGAAAAAGCGCCCCGCTGCGTGACTACAATGGTATGCTCTCCATTGTATTCCGGCTGATCTGCACCGCTGACATTTACTTTCATTCCGGTTGCAAGCGGATGCTCTGATGCCATAACCGCAAAGACTGAAGGCCCAACCCTGCCAAGCAATACAATTGACTGATTTGTTGCCACAATCGTTGACACTGCCGTTGACTGATAGATAATTCCATTGCTGCCCGTAAAGTCAGTGAGCGCAGGGATGGTTGTTCCCACGGGAACAGTGGTGTCATCAAGCGATATGCTTCCTGTTGCTGCTGATTCAGGATTTCGTTCAAGCCCTTCATACCCGCCCCACAAATCAAGGAAAGACCCCGTTGCTGTCTGCGGGAATAATTGCTTTTCAAGGTCACGCACAACAAGCAAGATAGACTGCGCAAGCACTGCGCAGCCGTCCACAAAGCCCCTCGCCCACGAACCAAAGATAGTCGGGTCAACGGATGGCAACTGCACACGCAATACGGCTCTTATCTGCCCTACAAGTCCTGAAAATGTTGGATATTTTAAGCTCATGATATTGCCCTTGATAAATCGGTGTTACGCCACAGCGTTACATACCGCAGCACAGTATTGTCAACCGTTGTTATATCGGTGAAGATCTGAGTTGTTCGCGGGTCTGTCTGCTTTACGGTTACCAGAACAGACCTTGCAACATTGTCTTCTGGCATCCACTGTAAACTTCCCTCTGCAAATGATACTGCTAAATTCCTAGTGTCTTGCGTGTTTCTTGCTTGGTCTAATATCCAAAGCAGGCCGCCCAACTCACGCTCTATGTCAAGATAGAGAATGTTCCCAACCCAGCCGCGCCGCTTCTGTGCTTCCTGTACCTGCACGGCAGGCGCACGCGCATCTGTGAAGTAGCTTGTTGCAATAGCGGTTTCAAAGCCTTCGGCAGACGCAAAGTCAGCATCTTCAACCACCAAATCGTATATGCCCTTTTCATCCGGTTTTATCAGCACGTCTTGCATGTTTGGCATGTTATCCGTCCGTTTTAAGCGTGTCTGCTTTTGCTGCTGAAATGTCAATTGTTATTACGGTATCTATTGCCCCTGCTCCTGCGTGGCTGTGTCCTGCTATAAGCGTATTCTGAGATTGCAGTGCAGCGTCTAGGTCTGAAAAGGTAACAAGATTGTCACCATTACCGTTAAGTTCAATGGTCGGGGCAGTATGTTTTATGGCAGTGGATGCGATCAGCTCAATGTCCGGGGCAAGAAGAATAATGCGCACATAAGAAAACATCGTATTTGTGTCTGGCGAAGCTGTAATCATCTTGCCGTCCTCGTTAAAATACACTGATGCTCCCGTGTCATAGTTCCCCAGGGCAACCTCTCCCGGTTCCATGTTGCTGAAAATACGGTTTTTCGGATCATCTGCCGTGCCAATACCGTTTGATTCCTGCCCCTGCTGAGACAAAAGCGATACAATAGAATCAACGGGCGGGTTGCTC